CAGCCGCATTTGATCACCATGACTTTGAATCAGTGCGTATGTGTGTTATGAAATGATCTAGTCAACTTAGGCTCTAATCGCCTCTCTGGGGCACTTATCGAAAAGGACTACCAATGGCACCAAAAGACGGGACAAATATTTCTCCTTCGTCCACCGAGAGGGCTAGAAGACTTAAAACGATCTCTAGCACTAACTCTCACAAGTTGATTGACCGGGTTTGCGAAGGGGTCGCATCACCACGACAAGTGATCAAATTGAAGTGCCAAGAATGCTGTGGTTTTGAGGACTATAAAAATAGAATAGTTAACTGCTCAAGCTATATGTGTGGAGCATGGAATTATAGACCCTACATCCCTAAACCAAAAAAACCCCAGATCAGTTAAGACCTGGGGCTTACGCATAGTTAGAATGTCGATATCAATTTAGGTTGTCACAAAAATCCTAACACTACAGTTGCCACTTGTCATGACTAGACCATAAGTCTGTTGCAAGCGGTGGCTTGTAAGCATTCGCTCGATGATATGGAATCATCACGTCACGAAACCACGGCCACTCACTATGGTCTTGTCCCATTGTCTCCACTGCCTTCACCCATCCTGAATACCAAGACTGCGTGAAAGAACCTTGCGGCAATGACCAGTCATTGATCCGATGCTCACCCCCATTTTGACCATTGGGCTCAAAATAGAATTCTCTCGCATTCATATAGCTATGAAGCACTTGTTTTGATTTAACCGTTTCAAAACCATGTCGGTACATAGTCGCTAGCCAAGAAGAATGGAATCCGGTCCACCAACCAACAATACAAGCGTTATTCTCAAACGGAGCACCACTTATGTTTGTTGCATTCGGTGTAGTCCCTAAACAATACGGGTGTCGGTTGTCATTGAACACATACTCCCATCCACTGAATCCGTATTGACTCACGTTTTGATCGTTTATGTTTTTATGAACTCCAACTCTTGATATCAATCTCTCCTTTAGCTTTGATGCATTCATACTATCTGGGAAAAAAAGCAGTTGTTGTGTTGCGTCCTCTTGAACTCGAACACTTCGCTCACTACCTGGTCTAACGAAATATTGCTCAAAATCCCCTAGTTTTCCCCACACATTTAAGGCTTGACGATACACTAGTAAATCACCGATGAACGCATCACCTGTCATTTCCCATGCCGCACCTAAATGCCTCTCGCCAGCGTGTTGCTGATCCTCTCCGATCCATCCATAGTTCTCACCAATTTGAAAACCATTGTTGCCCGCTCGAACGTTTGCCTCTTGGCAATGCCCTTGGTTCCATGATGGATCCCAATGCGGATAGTTATTCCAAAACACACAAGACGTTGGAATATGATTCAAATTCATTCGATCGTTTGAGTGCCAGAAATAAGTCGGACGATGAGTAATCATTGTTAACCCGTGCAAGTAATCCTGCAATGGACAACTACTCTCACTCGTAATGGTTTGTTGTTGCTGGAGTGGCATGTTTCCACTGAAGTGGGTTTGATCACCAGTAGCTCCAGGGAACTTAGAAACATACCTAGGGTAAGCACCACCATTAACTGTTACGTTTTCATGGCTGCCACAAAGGTATTCAACACTACTTGCTAGCTGTTCCTTGGTTCCTCGTCCCGGCATGACCGTGCCCCATATTCCTCCAGCGAGTGAACTTGCCCAAATCTCTCTTCGGGCGACTCCAATAAGTGGATCAGCTGATTCAGCTTCCGCGCTTTGTCTCCCCAGTTCACCCGAATGAATGGACATACTCCATTGTCCTCGGAAAGTACGTGCAGATCCGTCTGCAATTGAATGAGTTCCCATAAGACGTAGTTTTTTATATCCGTTCGCATCTTTGACCCCCCAGTCTCCAACTTGATACTTATCCTTATTTCTGATACTAAACGTCATCGGATCAAAAGCAACTAGGTCTATGCTTTTTACACTAACCCCCCCACTAACAGGGTTCTCCCAATCATCATTACCAACTGATACAACCATCTCACCGTGGTCTTGACGATTATGGATATTCATATAAACGGTGTAAGAAAGCCTAGTTTTCTCTCCGTTTTCCTTATGAAATGCTTTTCTCCACCTAAGCTCCATTCCGTGTGTTCCCTGGTAAAGAACTTTAGCGTTTTGGAAAAACGGTGCATAAGCTTTTGTTCCATCACTTAGCTCGGCAGCCATGAATATCGCAGTGTCCAAGTTGGCGTTTTGTAAATACGCATACAAGATCGGACCCCAAGCAAATGGAAGTGGATTTGCCTTAGGCGTCCCATTCATCACGTTCATAACCAGGGTTTGATTTGGTTCCATGTAAATAGGGAAACGAAGCTGCCCAATAGCGATACTTGATTTATCTCCCCACCACTTCAACACCTTCCAATCATAAGCCCCATGCCCAGGGTGGTATTGTTTTAATGCCGCTTCGCTTGGCACCAATCCAACAGCAAAAGGAATAGACACCACTGCCCACTGGATTCTAGCCTTATTGGTGCGATTCTTTAGTGTGAATTGAGTGTAGAGAGTCTGGTCTTCTTCCACTGGCTCTGGTGCAACGCGCACAGCCTTTACATCTGCTACACTTAAAGATGCCATGCCAGCGTCAAAAAACGGTTTAGGCATCTCTTTTATGGGTTTTACTTCGGGCGTAGAACTACACCCTATTAGGGCCAAGAGCCCCAATGTAACTAATTTCTTCATTTTGATCCCCTTAATTAGGTTTGTTTATATGCTTTTGCATACCCTAACTCTAAAGGACTCGATGGCTTAATACACGCTCTATTCTCTTAGCTATCGCATCGCGCATGAATTCGCTCGGGGTCATTCCACTTTCCTTGGCCGCCGCCTTGATTCGCTTCCCCATTTCAGTGAAACACCGAAATGAAACAGTTAGCTCAAAATCCTTTTTTTTCTTTGGCATATTAGGTCTTTATGTAATACATATAAACCACTTACGCAAGTAGAATGGAGAATCAAAAATCATGAAAACATCGGAATCAATCCTAGAACTAGCCAAGGCAATGTCAAAGATGCAGGGAGAGCTTGGTCCCGCTGAGAAGAACAGAACGAATAATCATTTTGGAAATAAATATGCTGACATAGACTCACTCAGGAAGGCTTCCAGAAAGCCTTTAGCTGACAACGGTCTATTCGTTTCTCACCCGACCGAGACTTTAGAAAATGGTAAAGTGGTGATGAATGCCATAATTGTTCATTCATCTGGTCAATTCCTTCAAATGACCTATCCAATTAATCCTGTTAGGCAGGACCCGCAAGGTCTTAAGAGTGCCATGACCTATGCTGAACGTGTGACCTTAATGGCATTGACTGGTTTGACTGATGGTGAAGACGACGACGGAAATTTAGCTTCCGGTAAAGGAGAAACATCTGAACCATATGAAAAAGAAGCTCAACCCATAGTTAACCTTCCAATCCCAAAAGCAACCACCCCACCTGTAAATAGATTCAAGCCAGTTGAATTAGCAATGAAGGATAACTCTCACTGGTCCAAAGATTCAGTGGCCGAGTATTGCCTTAAGCAATATGGGAAAAAAGGAAACGAACTCACTTGTGAAGAGATTAATGAGTTAGCAAAACATATCTCAGTAGCTAAGACCGGTGGGAATAATGGCTGAACGATACAAATGCAGGCACTGTAATGGGACGGGAAAAACCCCGTCAATAGACCCAATAACCATGCGCAAATTCAAATGCAACCATTGTAGGGGTGAAGGTGTCACAGGGGATGCTATGGATTACGAGTATGAGCAAAATAAAGACGATTGGAAAGTCATACAAGACGCTTACAATGACGCTGAAAGATATAGCTCAAGGTAACCGAATGAATTCAAAACATGTAAGATCAACACGTAAAAGATCTAAAGTAGAAATACGTAAGTTATTCAAACCGATCCATAGGTTCGAGTTTAAGAAACGACCTGAAAATAATGGGTGGCGTTTAATCTGGGTAGAAAATGGGCGTAGAGAATATGATGTGTTCAAAACAAAAAAAAAAGCTACAACTTTTAAGAAAAACACCATTACTAGGATTTCTTTTGAGGAAGACAATATTTACCTTCTTAGGCTTGTGGATACAAAGAGACGCATAGAAAGTCAGATGCAAGAAATACTGGAAGACGCAAATGGCCATGTGCCAACGCAGATGACTGTTTCAAATTATAATCTTTCTATAGTTCAGGCAAAATTGGCGCTTATAAAAAGATTGTTGTCTTAGAATTTAGGATGTGTGGGGGAGTCAATGGACTGTTATGTGTGCCATGGGATGGGCACGGTCTCAAGAAAAGACCCGGTCCTGCTCAGAGAAACTACAATCAATTGTTATGAATGTAAGCGAGGGGCTATGACTAAAGTTTCCGATTCAAGTAAAGTTCTATTCTTGGACCCTTACCGTCTGCGTACCTCTTTGCAGCGACTATCTCAACTAACTGAGAATCGTCTTCAAATAGGACTCCGTTTGCGGAATCAAATAGCGACTTTAAGAGGTTATCAAGATCAGGCTTCACAATTGGATATTTCGGATGTTTCGGCTTTGCTGGCCGAGGTAAGTAAAATACAAGCCTTGCTTTTAGAGGACCTTGATATGGCTGCTCAGGCCTCTGGTGAAGTCGGCATATTAGCGAAACCGCTGCTTCAAACTCTCGGGTCCGAGACGGGGTATAACATTTTCCCGACCGAGAAAACCTATGTCTACCTTTTGAGATCGGGTTTAAGGAAAAACGATTTTCATTAAGCTTTGAATTTATTTCTAAGAGAATCTTGTAGTTCTCTCTCGTTAGATCAGACTCAGTCTCTACCACTAAGATCCGGTCATCTAGTCTTTTATGGGCTGAAGCAGCCCTCTCTTTCTCTTCAAACGTAGCAAACAAGAATATAACAGCGCCCATACCAATCCCCATTATCTGAAGGATTGTTATTGATAGCTTTTTAATTAACCCCTGGAACGCCTCCACCATATGATCTGCACTCTGTCCCTGCTCTTAATAGAAAATCGTGCTCACTAGCTGGCACATACTTTTCATGCTTTTTCTTCGGTGCCAGGAACCACGATCTCTCATACCAATGGTGGCAATAACCCGGCTTGTCTTTACATATTTTATAAAACTTATCCCCTATTGTGCAAATGAACCCGATCTCATTCGCGTCCCTACGAAACAGCTCGTCATCTAATCGGTAATGCTTAATGTGCAAGTCCTCGCATTTATTACCATTGTACTTCAAGCACCTGGAATTCGTAAGTTCCTCTGGATATGCGGGGCGCGCCATAAGGATCTGATCCTTTAAAGCAGTTGGAGCCATTACCTCTAAAGAGGAACAACTCCAACCCATAACCATCACCACTAAAGAAATCAGCGTAAATTGAAGACTAAGCATTCGCTTGGATATCCCTTTCAAGGGATTCAAGGTCAATCACCTTTTGTTTTATCAGAGCCATTAAGCGGACGTCATCCCGATCGTACCCCTTGCTATGCTCCTCTAGAATATCCATGTTGATATCCCTAAGACGGTCAATGTACTTTCTCTGATTCTCTCGATCAATCACACCAAAGATCTTATCAACGATTGATACAAACGCTGTAATCAGAGTCATGTCCATTACTTCTGCACCTCAGCCATAACAGCCATAACAACTTCCATTCCTTCAGAGAATGAAATGTCCTTAATCTCTTCTGGAACCATTCCAATGTCGGCAATCGCCTTATCAACCAAAGCTTTGAACTCTGGGTTTCCTGTGTATTGACTCATGAGCATCATTGCATCACTCATCTGAACACCATCTTTTACTAGCACTAAAATGTGTTTGGTTAATGCAGTCAATGCCACTGCTAATTCTTTTACGTTCTTTACATCTCTTGTTTCTTCAGCCATTAGTCTTCTCCCCATTTGTTAATTAAATTCTCTCTCACCGCATCAAAGTCATTATGCATGTACCAGATCAACAACTTCCCTATGTTTATATTAGGACACGTTTTCTTTGAGTCAAACTCATTATGGCACCTAATATTCCAAGGCTTTATATTATACAACTGACCTAGCGCATCAAGGTAGTATCTAAGTGTGTGAAATTGATCTCTAGTGAAACGCGAGGTGCCTATGAGGCAAATACCTATATTTAAGCCTAAAACACCGTCTATTTCGATCTTATTATTTCCCTTAACATGAGCCCCTAACTTGTTAAACCCACGCCCTTGCTGCCATTCACCATCCGGCTGTATCACTCCATGATACCCAACACCCTTCCATCCACGTTCTCTATGCCACTTATCAATTACTGATATATCGCAACCATGTTGATCCGGTGTTGCGGAACAGTGCACGGTTACGACTAATGGTTTTAGAATCATGTTTCCCTTTAAAAATCACTTCTAACCTAGACAGGATAACCAAGAATTTATATTCCTAAATGTTCAATATAAACCCAGTTATCATCAGCATTATTCGACATGGTACTATTACCTACATGAAATCTAAGTAGATCCCCTATGCTAAGATCAACCACGTCTCTTAAACTTTGCTGAGATTGAATAGCGCCAGGAGCTGCAACTTCACTTATCACGACTTCGTTTACATAAGGAGTTGTAAAATTTTGAATAGCTGTATTAAAAGTAGATGAATCTTCATTCAAAGTGAAAGCAAAATAGTTATCTACTGAGGTAGCGTCTCTCCAGAAAACCCTATATTTACCGGGTAGCATAGCCTTAATGACCGCACCGTCACCACTAGCGTTGTCTGTATACTCCACAAAGCCCGCAGATGAAGAGTTCGTAGTGAACCTTCGAAGAAGCGTCGTTGCACCCACCCCATTACCTGTATGCAAAGTGAACACGTTTCTTTTCTTTGCTTCATTAGACAAAGATACATATCCAGTTACATTACTAGACCCATCATTGAAAACAACTCCAACACATCTCCAAGGGTTATGAGGATGGTAAGGAGAGAGTCTCTCATCTCCCCAGTATGGAGAAATATCACTCATGATTGTTTCACCTTTTTCTGAGATGTAAAGATAGTAGAAAGTAGAGGCTTGCTCTGTTCCATTATACATATCAGTACTAGTAGCTAGATGAGTTGTGATGTTCCAAGTAGGAAAACTTTTTGGAAATCTTATGGTCAATCCTTGGACTGAGACATAACTCCCTAAGTTTCTGCCTCTAACTATCTCAGTACTCTCAATCTCTATATCAATATTGTTTTCTTTAGCAAAGGTAGTGAAGAACCCCTCTGCTCTTGCACCAACGCAATTAGTGCTATCTAAAACAACCTGCCCAACAAGGGTCCGATCCACAGACACAAATGAACCACCATCATATCTTTTCCATGTTCCAACACTTAGATCATTCCAATAGTCCCCTGTAGCAGGAGCACTGGGAGTAGACGCGCTATAGACAGGAGCTTTGTAACTAACATCAACCGTAACACCATCGTTTTGAACAAAGATGTAACCAGTGGAAAGAGTAGTGATCACATCGTTGTTGGCAAACGTGATTCTGTTAACAGGAGATAAAGATGGGTTATAGTAATACCCTCTTCTGATATTTGTTAATGAAGTAGCACTTGCAATATAAGCGGTGAAGTACTCATCAGTTGATCCGTTGTTTATAGAGAAGGATTGAAATGTTCCAACCCGACTACTGATCTCACTCCCAGCCGTATCCACAGTGAGGGAGTTGACTCTGTGCCCATACTCCCCCCATAGCCGAGTGTCCTCTTGATCAGCTGCAGTGGTATCATTCACGAGACAAGTGTTATTTGATCCAGCCGCCAAAGTAAGCCCACTTAGTGCTAGGTCAGTTGAAACCGTTACAGCACTCCCATCGATATCTAAAACTAAGTTAGTCGCAGCACCTGCAACCGTTGCAGTAGCACCAGATCCACTCGGAGTGATAAACGCTGGCTGGCTAGAGGTGGTCCTAGTTTTTCCAGATACAATACGGTTTGGAATGGCCGAGATTGATCCAGTATCAATTGCAACACCACCAACGATGATTGAATTCGCTCGAACCTGACCCCAGGGAAAAGAAGCAGTCCCTAGCTCTTGTCCCGCCGTTGGAACACCGCTTGAGTTACGGCCCACAAGCTGACCGTTTAATGAACTGTGAATGTCATTGAAGAATGTGTCTTGTATGGTTTGACCAGTTGTTCTGTTTGTTAAAGTATTTGTAGCCATGGTTGTTTCCTTCTATTTATTTTGTTATGCGACTTCTGTGCAATCGATAAGCGCTGCACCTATCACACTTGGATTCCACTTATCGCATGGATCACCTAGCGTTAACGTGCACTCACTTCCAATAATAGAGAACCCAACAATGCAGTTCTCTCCAGCATCAATCACACCATCGTTTAGTTCGTTTCCAATTTCCCTTAGCTTAAACGTAACTAAGAAATCCCTTAAATCTTTTTCGATCTGAATGATCTTCCACGCCGTTCTTGCTAGAATCGCACGTGAGCCCTTTGTAATTGGTAGTGGATCAGACGCGTCGCCTATCTCAGTAATACCGATAACTGGCAGAAACTCACCAGCTAATCTCATATTAAGCGGTGCGTTGACACTGACTTGATCTAATAGCTCCACGTCTTTGAACTCTGGAAGTGGAACCGTTACCTCTACCTCAGCCTTCGGGGCCTTGAACTCATCCAAAATGTTTATCGCTAGATCATTGGCCGTGACGTCACTCGTCACAAAATCAAAGTTGTAACTCGTAACCCTCTCACCAAAGTCGATAGCAAATCCAGCGTTTCGTTGATTCTCATTATTCACATTCACGCTAGTGAACTGACGGTGCTTCCCGGTATTGTATTTGACTAGGTTAGTGATGTTCTCTCTACCTAGCTTATCGTCCTTACCGTACATCATCAAGAGCGGGCGAGAGAAGTTAGGAAGGCGGTTTCTTACGATAACGTTGTCAGACGAATCGATAACCAACACACTATTAGAAGCAGCCAGTAAGTCATTAAGAGCATCGAGAGTACTTTGATTCGTAATCCCATCAGCCGTATCTACTATAAAATCATTCTTTACGTTTATATTTGATTCACTCACGTTCAGAACTTGTGTAATGGCGGTCTGATTTAATATGGCAAAGATCGCCTCGCTACAAAGAGATCCTGTAGCAAAAAGACCTGCGGCTGCTCTAGTGTTTCGAATCACACTATCTCGACTCAAAACCTTTAGCTTTACCTGGTCTTTATCGATATCGTAACGCGTAGCCTCTTCGTTGATTAGTCCTCTAAAAACGGTAGTTTCAACCAATTCTTGATCATCAAAGGTAAACTCATTTAAAACGATTCGAACCTTTGCTAGGTCAAGCCCCACCGGGAATCTAGATCGACTATCCTCAGGCCCGTTGAAACGCCCATCACCGTTAAACATATTCAGAGTGATAACGTTCGAAGTGTAAACACCTAGCTGAAAATCCCCGCTATCAATAGACTCACGCGTCTTCACACCATTATCTAGAGTGAAGTCGCTCACGTTAACCTCGGTTCCGTAGGTGATGCTGGTCACCTTTGGCGTGAAGTAGACTAATATTGATGCAGACTTCCTAACCATTAAACACTCTCCACCAGTCTAATAGTCGTATTTACCGGGTTCGTATAGACGTTAGACCTGTACCCACTCGCAACGCTTCGATCAAAGTTCATTTCTAGAACTCTATCTAAACCAAATGGACGTATCTGGTAACTGAAGTAAGTCGTACCCCTACGCCCACCACAAAGCCAAACTAGAAAGTTATCGTCACGCTCAAACAAAGAATCCATTAAGCTTAGATCTGCACTGAATACCCCACGTCCAGGGTAGTTCCTGAATCCAAGGGAGAATTTAGTTGTCTCGTTAGACTTCTGTACAATGGTTTTACCGGATAGAACTCGGTTGCTGGCACTGTTTCGATCTGAATCTAAAGATTGTATAATCGGGTAGCCGGCTAAGGTGCCAAGCTCCGTTGTTGTAATGACCTGAGTGATGTACTTCTCTGCATCCACCACCTGAGTCCCATTAATTACAATGGTTATGGATGTGAGCATGACCGCGTCAAACTCATAATATGCGGTGGAATCGGCGAAATCCGTTTCACTGATCCCACCAACGAGATCTCCGTCTAATCCTACCACGTTAGTGAAGTCCATGAGACCACCACCATTACTATATTGAACCGTGAACTCTTTCAGGTTGTGACCCACGATGAATAAACGGGATATTGTTGTAGAGCCTGGCATGACCACGTTCATGGTCTCTGGAATCGAGTCAAGCGACCCACTCGTTCTCCACCTGGTTATGGCGTTCTTGTCTAGAACTCTATTAGCAATCGCGTCACCGTTCGTGGCAGACGCCGTAGCACCATTAACCTCTAGGTTCTGATTTAAATCAAAATATTTAATTCCGCCGCTTATCACGCGCTTTGCCTCCTAGATATTCCGAGTGCGAAGTCCTCGGTGTCTTGTGCCTGCAATACCCTCGCTGCCTCTTCACTATCAAAACCAATCATCACATTAACCCTATTATCCCGTTGATCAAAAGAATCAGGATCACTTTGCTCACGCTGATTACTAACAGCCGCAATTACCTCATCGAAGTTCTGCCTTGGCACTACTAACTCACCAGGCTCCAGCATAAAGGGCATGATATCCCCGCGACCAGGACCTTGAACGATACCACCGTGTTGAGCCGCTGTAACTTTACCTATCTGCTCAACCCCAAAAGCGACGGCAGCGGCCGCCCCCGCGATGCCTAATCCAATTCCTACAATTGGAATCGAAGAGAACCCGCTAAAGATATTCATAGCAGACTCAGCCGTCTTGATACTAATCTGAACCACAGCCGCAGCTTTACCAATCGCCTTAAGTTCTGAGTTAGTTGAGTTCTGAAGTGCAACCAGTTCACCGCTAGCAGAGGCCAAACCCTTGACTTGTTTTGAGTTGATCACGTCATTGATGATTGCGTATGCTTCACCAAACTTGATCTGATTCTTTATGAACTCTTTATTGCCCTTATCTCGCTCTTTTACTTCTTCCGCATTAAGCTCTTTGATGATCTTGAGCTTCTCTTGGCCGGACTTTATAAGTGCTTCCTGCTCTTCTTTATTCTTAGCTTCTCTGGCCGCGATCAGGTCGTCGTTTAAAACCGCCTTTTCTTCGTCACTAAGTTCTTTAAACTCTTGCTCTAAGGCAACAAGCTCGGTGTTCCTTAGAGTTAAATCTTCTTTTTCTTTTTCAAGAGCGGCGGCTCTTATCTTTTCTTTCTCGTCTACGTTCTTTTTTATCCTTTCAAGCTCACTGGCAGATCCCTCATCTAGGGCACCTTGTAATCCTGAGTTTTGAACCTCTTCAATTACTTCTCCTATACCTTTTTTTGTAGCGCCAACGAATGACTTAAAGAACCTTGAAAGGCCGCCCTCTATATCTAGATTCGCAAGCGAGTTAGCTAGGTCACCGTAAACCTTAAGGGCTCTCTCTGAATCAAGAGTAGCAGCTGTTATACTGTCACGAACAAAGTCAAACGCGACGGGTACTTCTTGAAGAATCTGTCTAGTAAGAATCAGAATCTCCACAAATGTTGGAGCTAGTTCTTTACCTACCGTCTGAGCTAAAACTACAGCCTCAATTTTTGTCTTCTCAAACTCAACGGCTAGCGTTGCCGAAGCTGCACCGAACTCTTTAGTGAGAGACGTATTCTCTACATATCCCTTTTCAGATGCTTCAAATGTCTTGTTTAATCTATCAGCACTCTGCCCTAAAACACCCAGGACTTGGTTTACACCTCTCCCGGATAGTCCAAACTTATTTAGGTCAGCTGTTCTTTTCTCGACTGGTATTTTATTTAGCCCATTGATAAATATTCTGAATGCCTCACCAGCATCGTCTCTGAATACCTTATTGAACTGAGCACCAGTGAGACCTGTAATTTTCTCTAGGGCTTTTAGTTCTTTCCCGCCGCTTGTAAGCGCTTTATTAATTTGTTGGAATGCAATACCTACTACGGATCCACCAATTTCAGCATTTTGACCCAATGACTTTAGAGCAGTAGATATGGCTAGAACGTCTTGAGACGATACTCCGAATTGAGATGTAGCTGAAGCAACACGAGTTGCAACTCTTGTAATCTCACTCTCGCTAGCTGCGAAGTTATTACCCAGCTCAACTATTGCACTAGCGAAGCGATCAATATTCTCTGGACCATTACCCGTTAGATCAAGGATACGAGTAAACGCCGTCGCCGCTTCTTCACCTGAGATATCAGAAGCTCTCCCTAACTTAGCGATCGTATCAGTGAACTTTAGAATGTTCTTTGAACCAGTTACACCTAATTGACCCGCACTCTGCGCGGTGGCCAATAACTCGTCTGTGGATACACCCGTTTGTTTTGCGACTGTCTGAAGGGACTTACCGAGTTGATCTAACTCTTTACCAACAATGTTAGTGGTCTTTGATACCCCAACAAGGCCCGTCTGGAAGTCTGCAAATAGCTTTAGAACGGTACCAACCGCAACTCCAATGGAGGCGAATGCCGCTGCGCCTACTTTTGCAATTGAAGCAAAGGAAGTGGATAACCTATTTGTGGATGTGTTTAATCCATCAACACCGATCTTGGCTTCCTTCCCATCAAAATCTACTTTTATTCTTATGCCCAAGGATATTTCCTCATTAACTTCTCAGCCAATAGTTTTGGATCCCGTGCAAGAGACTTGAGCTTGTCTTGTTGAAACCTTTGGTTAGCTAACCGATCAAGTGCCTCTTCTTGTTCTTTCGTGAACTTAGAAGGTGCACTCGTGTTAACCCTTGGTTTCAACTTAACCCCATGAAGAGCAGCCTCAAAGGCGTGATCATTATGAGTTCTACTATCGATGTACTTACAGGCTATGTGGATCTCTCTTAAACTCATCCCTCTGATCTCATCATAAGTATAACCATACTCCGACGCTATTAAATCAAAGATCGATCCCCAGTCTGTCTCTATTTTTTCTTGCTGTCTTTTTTTTTCTCTGTGTTTACGGAAGCACTTGTTTCTTTATCTATTATAGGCTGAGAGTCGTTGATTGTCTCTATAACTGATTTAGCTATTTCACCCAAATGTTGCACATTCTTAATGCCCTCTAGAATGTACTCCCAGCCAGGCTTAAAACGTGTAACCTTTCGACCATCCTCATCATAGTCAGTAAGCTCTTGGCCCTCGAATGCGCTCTTGTCCTCTAACATCCGGTAAAGGAGACGGGCCACCACATCACCAGTCATGTTATTCATATCGACCTCATGGTCTTTAACGAACTTAGTGAACCATACCGAGTCAGCCATGTTGAACTTCCGAAGCTTTAACTCCTTCAGGTTCAAGAACTCTGTATCGGTGTAGATTTTCACATGCCTGGAATCACAAATAATGTCTTCTAACTTCATACTAAACGAATAGCATGAGGCTCGTTGCACGCACAATTCTTTTGTTGTACATTTTGTGTAACATGGATGAAATAAAGAAACGTAAGTTCGATAAGTGGATGGGGTGCAGACTAGACGAAAGACTCTACAAGGAGGTCGAAGTTTACGCTGATATCTACGCCGAAGGGCATAAGAGCAAATTCGTGAGGCACTGCATTAGAACCTTCATAGACAAATGTGAACGTGAGTTCCTAAAGAAAAAGCCCCGAAGGAAATAAATCCAACGGGACCCTTATGGTATGTGAGAGAAACTGCCTTAATTATGCAGGTCTAACTCGAGTCATTTGATAAACACCATCTCTTGTGCTGTCTAGGAATGCTTGAGCAGTTACAGACGCCTCAGCGAATGCGTTCTCAGCGAAAGGAATTGGGAATCCAACTGCTTGAGTTCTGAAAAGATCGATCTCAAACATGTCTCCGTTACCAGATTGCTTGGCTAGAATCTTCATTCCAATCTCAGGAAACACGTCAGTAGCCGCACCAACAACAACGATATCAGAACCACTATTGATAGGTCGTGTCTCGAAAGTAGCAGTATCGCCGACTGTCAATGCAACCGTTCCAGATCCACCAGTAAGCTCTACACCAGTATTAGGAACAGAGACCGTGCCACCAGTATCAGGTACTGTGAGATCAGCAGCCAAAACTTCCAATTGGTCTGTTTCAAAAGAGAGATCATCACCTCGTGAATAGTCTACGTTTGAGTATCCGAAAACAGTTACTTCAGTCGCGCTGGTTGCTTGAACAACATAACCTGCGAACTTCAGATCACCCTCTTGGCCAGCTTCAGTTGAGACACTTGCTACACCAGTTGTGGCGTTCACTAGAGCACCGGATTGGTTAGTAAGAGCAGAAGTGTTACCGCTTGCTTCCGAAGCGTTCAAAGTAGGTGCCTTACCGTAAAAGATCTCCCAAAGGAAGTTAGGGAATTCACGGAACACTAGAGATACTTCAGCCGTGATAAGTCCTGTGTTGACAGCGAATGGGTACTTAGATGATCCACCGTTTAGGGAGATCAATTCGCCATTGAAGTTAAGAGATGATTCACCAAGAACTCGTAGCATCCCGTATGGGACCTTTGTGCTTGTATTGTAAGGACTCACTGAGTGAATCCCGAATGAGTATTTTGGATTTGATAAGGCCATTATTCCCCCTGGTTAGGTTATTAGTTCATCCCTAGCAATTAGGTGCCGGGACCGTTTGTTCATAGTCAATTTGAATGAAAGTTCTTAGCACGAGAATACCATCACGGTTCTTTTCAAGCGACAAAAAGTCGATACCATCATCACCTGTATATTGTGCGCGTTGCATTAAAGATGGGTTTCCAAGTCTTGGATCTGAAGCGATTGCATCAAGAACCAAAGCCTGATCATCCATCAGTAACTTCTCCGTGTCTTCTCTCGCTTCTTTATCTCTAGAAGTAGAGAACTTTCGCCTTGTAATGATAATTTCAAAAACACGTTGCCTTTGCTCTGCACCTGAATACTCATTACCTAGCAAGTTAGAGCCATCTCTATAAGCAATACCGAAAGATGCCTTATAGGTCAGCACCGCATCGTTATCTAAACGGTATGGGTTATTGAGTTCGTTATGATTGGGTAACACCCCGGCCACAACTACCTTAAGAGCGGTTAGAATATCGGCTATCTTACTCATCTAACCATCACTCCCGTCGGTGTATTCCTAACCTCTCCAGATGTCTCGATCCCATCAGCATGTCTGTCGATAGTAAACCGCTTCACATCCAGCAGGGACTTGTAAGTTGATAGAGCATGGTCTCGTCTAAACTCGAAGTCAGGTCCTAGCATCGTGTAGATCAAGCTAAGGGCTAGGTACGCTGTGGCCTGAGCTACCTCGTCAATACGTAAGAGCTGGCCAGGGTGGATGATGATCCCTCTTGATCTCATTTCAGCGATGATCTGATCACTGGCTAAAACCAATTGATCATCCCAGTTAGTTTTTCCAGCTTCCCAATTAGTCAGGTATTGAGAAATATCGGGGTCAATCGCGTTCAGCATCTGAGAGCTAGCAAACCGATATCCAATACGATCGATGATAGTACCAACTGATAGGTCAGCCGTAGTCCGAACACGCAACCAGTAAAGGTTATAGATCTGTACCCCGGCGGCTCTTAGCTCAGGGGGGGCCTCGTTCTGCTCCTGCGTGTCCTTCACTAACTGCCAGTCTTCTTCGTCACTGTAAGAGTATTGAATCACACCTGGTCTAGAGAGTGGAACCCCCCCAACCTTAGTTGCGTCTAGAAAGTCAGTTGTTGAATGGAATTCTTTTCCATCCCATATCTCCATGTAGAGATTGGCTGCATTTGTATTAGCAGTATTCAGGTCTAGAAATAAGTTATTGAATGGGTAGTGCATACCAACGTAAAGACTATCGGTAGCTGCAGCTAGCTCCAACGGTATCGTGTCGTCGTTCTGAGCAGCAAGCGTGTAATCTGTGATCGTACCGCTGTCGCTTCTTAATACCCTGATCCATTGTGTAAGCATTTAATTATCCCCTTAAACAGGTATCTCAACCCAATCAATATCAATGTGCGTAGGCACCGCTCCGATGCTGCTCTGGCACGTAAAAAGTAATCTAGTAACCCCAGTGTCTGGCCTTTTAAGCTCATATTCAACAGGAAAATCAATAGTCTGTCCAGAGGTATGACCTATGTACATGTTCAATAATGTACCTCTGTCTGTGATGTCCATGTCATTGTTGTTCCGAGTAACCAATGCGTTTGCTGGTCGTTGGTTGTTTCGATTGATTAGCCTGTTATTCTCAACCATTCCTGTCCCAGGTCCACCAGGACCAATAACTGGCATAGCCCACACACGCAGAATAGTCTTAGCCATTAGATCATTCCCAAAACGAACGTTCTTGATTCGAATATCTGAGTTACGAGCAGAGAAGACTCTAAACAAAATGAAGTTAATCTGGCCTGTGCCAATGTTTTTAAAATCACTGGTTACGGTATAAGCTAACCCCTTTTCAAAAGAGTCCCTAAAATCACTCTTAGCAATTGACCCGGTAGTTCTTTTTCTTAATGGTTCTCTGGTTTCTCTAGCCACAGACTTCTACCTCTATAAACAGACTTAACCAAATAGGTCCAATGGACGTGTTCTCTGCCTCGATTGCTATCTTTTTAACACCATCACCAGTAACCATTTTTTTAAACGGTATTTGAGAATCACCTTTAATGGTCCAAAGAATCTCTTCTCCTAGACCACCATAATCCCATATCAATTTGATTACTGCATCAGGACCGAAACTAGCGGACCCATATCCGTAAGATATCTTAGCGATCTTCCCATCAGGGACTATATACGTCTCAGCAACAGATGAACTTAGTGGTACCTGTTCGGCTATGGTCAGCTTAACCAGCTCAAGGTAGGACGATAAGATCTCGTTAACATTTGATTGATCAAAGATGCGATGCTTTTTATACAGATCATTAGAAGCACTCCTAGACTCAGCCATGTAAGAAATAAGATAGTACTCTAGATTGACCCCTAGTCGTGTGCAATCAGTTAGCTTAACGTGGATTGATTCATTCAAATATTCTGGATTCAATTCAGCTAATTCAACTGGAACTAGGGCCGTGAACTTCATTATGGCACATCCATTACGAAGTCGCCTGACTCCATGTTGATCATTGTTCCGTCTACTGATCCTTCGTTGTCACTTATAGTTGGGAAAGTATCTCCATCACCCATCTGGTACCAATGCTGTAGGTTAGCTGATTGAGAATGATTATTGGGATCGTCCGGCGTCCCGGCGTTATAGAGTTCTGTTACTTGAGTCTGATTCAATGCTACCCCCCACCATGTGGCTTCATCCAGATTCGCACCTAGAGGGAAGGTTCCATTTCGTCTCCCGAATGTAGAGAAGGTAGTAGTTATTAAAGTGTTTGTTAAAGTGCCCGTCGCAGGCGTAGCGGCTACAGTACCGTTGAAGTAAAAGCGTAGCCCATTTATATTCTGCCCACCGCTATACGTGATAACCGTATGAACCCATGCCCCAGCTGTGTAAGGAGTAACGGTTGTGGTGTGACTTCGAAGCTGTCCGCCGCTAGCACGGACCTGAACGAATAGTTGACCAGTGTTAGTAATGTAAAAACCCCAACCAAACACGTTGGCGTCTGCACTAGCCTTGGCCCATAAAGTCTTGTTTGATCCAGCTAGGTTAGTAACTTTTACCCAAATGCTAAGGGTGTATGGGACGTTATTTTCATAGTTGTGATTGTTTCCGAAGTTAATTTCTTCATCAATCCCGTCGATAAGCGTGGAAAAAACGTTAGTGTATGTGATGGGAGTTGAGTTCAACTCATTAGGGCTTAGAGCTGTAGTGCCCCATGCTCCAATAGCAACCACCTTGTAATAGTACGTGGTCCCATTAGTGAGACCGGTATGCACATAAGACGTAGATGCGGACATGGTATCAACCGTTGTTGACCCTATAGTCACGCCGCTAGAAGTTTGGAAGTAAAGAACGTAGTCAGTTGATCCCGCTACGATTGTCCAGGTGATTGTATTTTCCTGATTCCCTGGTGTTGCAGTAAGAAGCGTTGGTGCTTCTGGAATAGTGGCCGTGATAACAACTCGGACCGCAACCTCTCCGTTCGGGTCCTCTTTGAACTTAGCTTGCTCTCTATCTACCAGGCTACTAGGCAATGCCATTTAGGTCTCCGAGTATGGAACGATACTTGTCAATGTCGATCAGAAACCATCCCACCCACTCGCCATCTGCGAAAGTGATATCGGTGAGACTGATCTCTCCCTTGATTGCAAGGTTCACATCTAGCTGCTTCTGAACCAACTCTTCAGGTGAGTCAGCTCTCAAGAATAACTTGATTGATGACGGGGAAGCTGAATGCCCCCCCGATCCGATCATACTCAATTAGTTGTTGTCCTTAAGGAGTAGTAGTCCACCTTGAAGCTCATCATGTCCCCACTTCATGTCGAGGGTACGAAGCACCGCAGTCGAACCGTACTCAGGAGCAGCTCGTTCGCCCATGTTGGCTGCACGTTGGATAGCGAATCCGTATCCAGCTTTATCGTACATGTAGAAAGTAGAGGCACCGATCAAAGTGCTCATACGAATCTCAACACCGTACAACTTGCCTAGCAAGCCAGAAGGGATGATTGCAGATCCGTACTTGTCAGCTTCTACGAACTCAGCAATTCCTAGAAGAGCTGCTTCTGAATCAGGACCAACAAGTAAACCAAGTTGGCTAGGGTCAGCTTCAGCGCTCAAAAGGGCTTCTCTCATCTCAAGGATGATTGATTTAGAGATTGCACCAGCGGTAGTGGTGACAGTTGAGTCAGCTTCCAAACCAGCGATAACTAGGTTATCGAAGTTCCGAGCATGAGCACGAGCAGCACGTTGAGCAAGGTCAACTTGAACGTCAACACTGGACTCGATCTCATTTTGAGGATCAACTATCCAGGACACAGTGCTCATTTGGTTTAGAGTAATAATATCTGTTGCGTAAGTTATGTTTGCAAGAGTTGCTTGAACAGTAGTTGCACGATCTTCAACTGCAAAGCTACCGGCTTTAGGCACGGCAATGCTTTTAGATCCTTTGCCAGCGAAGGCAGAGAAATCAGAGATTGAAGGCATAACTACAGCACGAGCAATCAACTCACGTTGTACTAGGCTGATAATCAGGTCATTTTTTGTTGCGACTAAGTCGGTATTTCCAATTGGCATCTTAAGCTCCTTAAATTAAATTAGCGCCCATCTAAAGCTTTTAGCTGAGCAATTATCTGTTCTTTTGTTAAGTCAGATCGGACCGCACCGCGTGATACGCTCCCAGCTTGAGATGATTGATGGCTCACTTGTGGAGATGAATGACCGAAGAGTCCCAGGTCTTTAAAGGTCTGATGAAAATCCTTAGCGGCATCCTCAGCACCTATTATAGCTCCAGTGTCTTGATCAACCACAACCGTGTGTGTGTTCATCAACCGGAAAGCTGCATCCTCATGCCTTGGGTTTAGACCCAATTTAATCAGTTGCTCTCGAATAGCTGACTTCTTTTTGCCTTCAACTATTTGAGTCTGGAGTTGATCGTACTTTCCCTCTACCCCAGATCGTCTTTCCTTCTCTTGCTCCCATAACGTTTTGTACTGCTCCTTTTGCTGCAGCTCGTCTTCCGTCTTGGCCACACGGTCTCGTTCCATAGCTTCCAACTGTGTTCGAAGTTCTAGAACTTGCTTCTGTGTGTTTTCCTTTTCCTTACGTAGCTTATCTACGAAATGTCCAGGATAAGACTTAGACTCGGAACCACCTTCATCACCACCGGTTGATGCTTTTGATTCTTCATTTACGTTATTTGATTCATCAGCTCCACTGGAAGCTGGCTGGGGTCCACTGGTACCCATTTGACTTTGACTCATTTTATCCTACCTCTTTTTGTTTAACAAGGCCCTATCCTAGCGCCCTGCGTATAATTGCTCTTATTCTTCTCTCGACTACTTTCTTTAAAACTGTCCGCTCTGATTCTGCCAAGGCCAAGAATGGTCTTCCGCCCTCTGCTACATACTTAGCTATATCCGCGTTATTGTCGCTGAAAAATCTCTTAACCAACCCATCTGATGGGTTAGCCTTTCTCCTTGATTTTTTAACGTCAACTATTATCAGGCCAGCCCTAGAGCTAGCGGTCAATGCGTCTAACATTTGACCAGTGTTCGTCAGATTGGACCTGTTTGGAGCTCCGAACTCACCTGTTGGCTTATTCTTCCGTCTCTGCTTCTTGTAAGAGTTTGAAAGTTTCTTAAGGCGCTGCTTTTTACCGCCACCCTTTACTGACCCCCCAATACCGAAACCGCTCTTAGTTCTCTTGTAGACCATATCCCTAGCTTTCTCAGCTAGCTTAAGAGTCCCATCCCGGCTTAAAATCTTTCTCTCTATGTCTCTAATTACCTTCTTGAAGGCGTCAAAAGTCGCCATCATTACCCCCTATAATGTCGTCTATTAAAAACTCTTGGACCACGTCACCACCCTGTTGCACCTCTCCTGAAACAGCCAGAGCACCAAGGAGTCCGAGAACTCTCTCAAGGTCTTCCGATTCGTCCACAGCGTTGAAGTCCTTAATCACTCCAGTTAGTATCTTTTTTTGATCTTTGTCGGACAAACCCCAGAAGTCCCTAACAGGTAAGTTTCCGCTCCCTCTCACATGACCCGTCGCCCTATCATTCTCCTCACCCTCATTGAACCCTATCGTCACAGAAGCGGATCCAACCTTAAGAACGTTTATTGACGCCTGCATCTCACCCGTTAGCTTTAGGTTTACCTTGGACGACTTGCCATAGATCTTGAAGTTCAGAGAGTTCTTGTATGCCTTTGAGTACCGGCTAAAAGGGAAATTCCTCTTGTCCTTACCGCCTAAGGTTCGGTCTATAATAGCCTCAATGGCTCTGGCGCCAAACTCCCTCTGAATGCCTGGCTTCTTAACGAACGGAGCTAGGGCCTTTTGCTTGGCCCTATCCGGCTCCGTCCTAAGAAGTAGATCCATGAGATCAAACTTCAGCTTCAGGGCCATCTTCATCCCCCTCGTCCTGGTCATCAGGTACTGATTGTTGCTTGGAGAGGGCTAGGCGCAAGTCCTGTGCTTTCTCCTTACCCTCTTTGTCTATCATCTCCATAAGCTGTTGAATCTGATCCCCATCCATCTCAGGGTGGATAGACTTCAATGCCATTTGTCTAGTGGTGAACCCATTATCAAGCTTCATCTTTTCAAGCTCTACCCTATCGATATCCCCAATGAACGGCTTAGGGTCAGCAAACTTGATTGATAGCTCGAAGTCCTCGCTAAACGAACCAACGTAATCACTAGAGATCTGTCCGCTTGATACCCAGTAAGGTAGGATATTATGAGCGAACTTATCCCATAACTCCTTCTCAGCGTCCCTAAAGAACTGCTCCTGGTCCTTCCGGTCCTCAGTGGTCTCAGCCTTATCAAGCATCTTGGCCACCCCGCTCATGTTACCCATCGATGCCTTACCGCTTAGGTCTCCCACGCTCAGGTTCTTTGTAGCTAGAATGGATTCTACGATCTCTCTGATTAAAAGTAGCCCGTCCTCAACGCTGATCTCAGGCTTAATGACCTTGATGTCAGCTCCGGGGGGGAGAGAGATAATGCTATTTGGGTTAAAGGTAATGTTCTCACTATCCGCCCCAATGACAGCCAGGATTGACCAGAGCTGATATTTTGAAGCAAAACTTAGGTCAGTGAATAGAAGAGGCACCGAGATAGACGCGTTCACTAGATCGTCGTCACTGATAGGGATCAAGTTCCCATCGTCGTTCTCAGGTATGTACACGAACGGGA